CACCATAAAAAATTGATGTGCCAGAGCCTGAAGCGATAGGGATTAAGCGAGTTGAACCAGCAAATACCTGACCACCGATCAAATTGATCGGTTGAAACCCATAAGGGCCTGAAACGGTAGGATAAGCCATTTATAACTCCTGGTTAAATTAATTGCCTTTGCCAAAGCTACTTGAGGATTTACCTTCTTTGAAAAGGGGCATCCGTGGGTCACTTTGACTCATTAAATTATTGTCCACAGCCTCTGTCTGAGCATCAGTTTGTTTAGCATAATAATTATTACGCTGTTCAACGAACTCTTCTGGAGTCTTGCAAAGCAATAACCCGCCAATCTCAATATTGTCCTTAAAGCGACTATTAGGATCAACTAGCAGCTGCATTTCTGGTTGTTCTTCAGCTGGTACAGGTTCCCATTTTTCTCTCAGTTTTGCAGAGAGGTTACGCGGGTCAGCTGCGCCAAGTGTTGAAATCCGTACCCAATGATACTTATACCCTGCCATTTTAATTGGCTCTGGCAATAACTCTGCGGGTGCCCACTGCTGAGGACGCTCGGTTGCTGCACGGGTTTGCACTTCACGGGATAATTTGTTCGTAGTCATCTTACATTTCCTTTATTAATTCGCGAGCATACTGCTCATTAGTTAGTCCTAATTTCTTAGCAATTGCTTGCTGCGAAGTTGTCAGCCTTATCTTTTTCGAAGATGTGCTGCGACTAGCTGGAGCTACCACCGTACTAGGTTTCGTCCTTGTAACGGGTTTTTCGTCTTCTTCAATACTCTCGAAATTCTCAGGGAATCTCTTACGCATAGTTTCGTCTATGCGTTTGTAATACTCATTTGTCGTAGCATACGCCATTCCGTGTTCTTTGACAAGCTTTTCATGAAGTCCTAAAGCCAAACTTGTCATTTCGTCATCTTGACCGAACCAAGAGTTGTTTTCTCTCCATGTTTCAGCTTTAGAATCACGTACTGGTTGTTGCCGCGGTTGTTGTATTTGTACATCAGGTTCTGCTCTTTGTAAAGCCCTTTGTTCACTAATAGATTGCGCACGGTCAGCTTTAATCTTAGCCGCAGTCATTTTCTCCTGTGCATCAACTAGCTTTTCAGAGTCGCCAGCGTCATACGCTTCACGATATTCCTTCTTAGCCATCTCCATTTCACGATCAGCGCTGGTCATATAAGAATCAAGAGCTATTTGTTCAGAGTTAACAACTTTACCTTTAAGGGCGCGGTTTTCCTGTAACAGTTTTTGGGCAAGATCAATAGCTTCTTGTTGTTCCCGTAAAGCTCTTTCCTTTTCACGACGCTCATCGTGGTAAATCTTTCTAAACCCAGCAATCTTCTTTTTTGCTTCTTCAGAATATTCGTCAAGTTCGTCTTTTTCTAACTCTTCAACAAATTCTGGTTGGGATGGGGTACGCCCACGGTCTTGTGGTGGAGTGTCATCTTCAACTTCTACCTCAAAACCATCATCTTCTTCTACGGGTTTACCCTTAGCTTTTGCTTCGTCGTTTTCTACTTCATCGGGAAATTTATATCCGTCCATTCGTATGCTCCTTATTTACGTTTAATACCGCGGGGATCGTCAACAACTGCTTCAACCGTATCATCATTAATAATGCGGAATTCGCGTCCATGTATTACTAAACGGCTACCAGAATAGGGCTTAGCAAGGACAAAATCGCCTTTTTTACACCACGGACCGTTAGGAAAACGGTTTTTATCTGAGTAACAATCTGGACCTAAGTCCACTACAAACAACACAGTTGTCAGCGTTTCTTCAATACGGACAGTTTCGTCTGCCTTTAGAATCCCGCTTTCAAACTCCTTTTCCTGTTCTGGGATAGCGCAAAGAATGCGATAGCCAGAGGGTTTTGGTAGTTGTGTTGCCTTTTCTTCGTTTGACTTATCGAGCAAATTCGTCAAATCTACTGCTTGCCCTAAGTCGAGTACGTCACTCATCTGATTTCTCCAGTCTGTCTTTCAGGTCTAATGCGTAACCTCTTGCAGTGAGTAGACCCCGAACCTCACCACAAATTCTTTGATAACCCGTGTAATCTAAGTTACCTACCAATACAGCTTCTTTTAATTGCTCAACCTTGTCGTCTATCTGTTTAGCAATTAGTTCTAGCTCGGTCATTTTTTATCTTCACCTTTCTGTTGGGTATTAGCTTCTCTTGCTTTTTCGTTAGCATCAGCGTTCATCTTAGCGGCTATTAGCTGCGCAGCTATTTGCCCTTTTTGTATGTCTTGTTGTTTATTACTCTTAGCTGCATCAATACCCATCTTATGTCCAGCAATATCCGTGTCAACACCTAATTTTTGTTCATTAAATGCGTCTTTAGCTTTATCTTTAGCCATATTTGCGCCAAAACGACGAGCTTCTAGCTCTAGCTTGTGCATCTCAATTTCTTTGTGGTCTTCCATCTCCATCCGTCTTAACTCAACATCTGAGGCATCTTTAGCTGCTTTCCGTTTCTGTTCTTCGCCTTTGAGAGCCAATTCCTGCATCTGCATCTGAATAATCGGATCTTCTGCCTTCTGTTGAGCCTCTTGCTGCTGTGCTTGAGCCATGTTCTGCATAGTCAGTTGTTGTGCAGCTTGAGCTACAGCCCTAGAAATCTGAACTTCAATCTCTTCAGAAATATGCTCTTCATCATCTTCTTTAAAGTATGGAAGCGGCGCGCCAAGTTGTTGTTCAATCTGCTGACGGTACTTAAACGCAAAGTGCTCAGAGATATGAGCCTGTAATGCTGCCATCATTGCTTGCGCTTGTGGGTTCTGTCCTAACATTGCTGCAACTTGTGGGTCTTGCATAAACGCTTGGTGAGTAGTGATATGAGCATCTTGATCTTGGTAGATAAATGCCTTGACAGGTTTCATTGTCAAAATGTCCATATTCTCAGCTACTGGATCTTTTGGTTTCATATCGTCAATCATTGGGATTAACTTCTGAGCATTACGTATCCCTAATACATCTAACATCTGACGATGTAATACAGGCATGTTATAGATCTGTGGTGCCTGTTGTGCAAGTTGCAATACAGCCTGATACTGAACAATCTTTTGAGCCATAGTTGCTGCATTTGGGTCAGAGACTGGAATTACATCTACGTGGTCATAGTCAGACTTTTTACATGAACGATTGCCTTCTTCTGGCTCATATGTGTAATCTGGGTCTGTGTAATCACGGATAATTTCTTTTAAGAGTTTTAACTCTTGTTTCATTGAATAGTGGATACGAGCTTGAACTGCACTCATTACCTTCAATGTTCTTTCAAGAATAGCTAAAGTTGTTCCGACGGGTGCTTGCGCACTCATGTCCGAAATCTGCATATCTGCAGAAGAGGCAAAACGACGACCTTCTTCAACGATAGTATTAAATAAGCTATATAGAACCTGACTTGGCTCCTTATACGGCAAGGTCATCAAGTTATCTTTGATAGTCCCAGCTGGTACATCTACGTCACGAAACTCACCTGGGCTTATTGGGGTGTCGTCGCCTTTGATACGCAGTCCACGGGCCTTAAAGCCACCTGGCAAGTTACTAAGGGTTCCTGCGTCGACGAGCTGACGAATAAGAGACGTTCCAGACTTTGCAAAGGCTCCAACCAAATGGATGAGACCAAAACAATAAAAGCCAAAACCAGGAACATAGCCATAATGGACGAAGTGTTGGCGCTTAATTTTCTTCTCATCTTCTGGTCTCCAATTGCGACGAATTGACAAGACTTCTTGACTACCTTTTTCAATGGTAACCACATATGGTAGAGCAATGCCTGTAAAGTTTCCTTCATCATCTTTGTCCTCATATCCTGGAAGATCAAGATCAACGTGCATCTCTAGCAGCTTGTAACGGTCATCCGTAGTTGCACGGAACCCCATCTTTTCTGCAATTTTCTTCTCAACTTCATCTAGTGTGTTGGCAGGCTCGCCAAGTTCAATATCACGGTAGAAGCCAGCGTACTGCAGACGAGTCACTTCGTTCTCTGTCTTGCGCATGACGTGTGTGATACGTGGTGACTGCTCTAGACTCGAAGCGCCGTATGGCACAACAATATCTTCCGCAGGTATAAACATTGATACTTGACGCTCTAATGCTGGATCGTAATAAACCTTCTTAAACGCATTGCCCGCAAGGCCCAAGCCCCATATCATCCGCTCGTGCTCTGGACGAAACTCCTGCATTACATCTGTCAGCTCATAGTTCATGTTCGCTTCAACACGCTTGGCTGCATCCTTAATCTCAGGGGTTTCTTTGCCGATGATAAGTGTCTTTACTGGTCCTTGGGCGGGGAAAGTCTCCATGATAGTTTCCGCTTGGAACTTCACTAAAGCCTCGCTTAGCAATGGATGGTATACCCCACATGCGCCCTCCCAAGGTTCTGTACGTTCCTCGATCTTCATGCCAAGTAACTCTAAACCGTCTACATATGTCTGAATCCAATCTTTTCTAGCAGAGATATCATCTTCAAAATCTCCAAGTAAGTCTCCAGCTAGTGTGGATAATTCTTTTTCTGAAATGTGTTCTGCTAAGTTTTCATCAAACTCTTCATCACGAGCCTCTTCTTCTGGAGACTCTAAGTCTATCTCGCCTTCAATTTCAATCTCTAAAATTGGCTCGCCTTCTTCAGCTAAAGCATCTAGACCCACTGGGGCTTGGTATAAACTTTTCTCAATTGACATATGTGTCCTTAATAATACGCAGCTTTTCTTCTGCCGTATTTATACAAAAAATCATCCTCTGGCTCGTCACTCGGTAGACGAATAAATCCACCCTGCCTAAACCTCAGTAAGGCTAATGTAGTAGAGTCTACCAAATCATCGTTCGCTCCGCTAGGAAAATCGTTACATTCCTCAATTACTTCCTTCGCCCAGCGGTGCTCTGGCGCCCAGACGATCCCTGCCGCAAACAAGTCTGATACAGCATTAACCCTAGAGATTTTATCTTGACCTTTGCCAGGTGTGAACTCCCCGATTGGTACACCCATACGCCTGAGCTCTTGATAGAGTGCCGCCCCATTGGACTTCTTTTCAACCATAAACGAATCTGGCTCCCATTCCTTATACTCTTCGAGTACAAGCTTTTTGAGGTCTGGGAACTCCAAGCGTTTTTTAATCGAGTTGAGGAGAATGATGTTGTAATTGTTCGTTTGTTCATTTAAAAATACTCCCCACGTTGTAAGTGCATTGTAGTCCGCACGGGTATTGGCTTCTTGTGCTGCATCAAGTGACATAATAATAAATTCACACATGGGTGGGTCTTCTTTTTCCCATTTCTGCCACCACTCCCTTTTAATGAGGGCACCTTCTTCTGAGGTCGGCTGTTGTAAATATTGAGCGTTCCAGTACCGTACATCTAAAGATGCTTTCTTAGCTAATAGCTCCTCAATGGGCCAAAAGTCGGGCCATAAGGGTTTACCACTAGGCAATATGGCAGGAAAGTCTACAACCTCCCACTGCTCCGCATCTTCGTTTTTAATCATGTGATTGACGATCTGACCCGTTAAATCGAGCTTAGACCACCTTGTCATTACAACAATAATAGCGCCACCAGGCATAAGACGCTGTATAGGACCAGACTGGAACCACTCCCAAGCAGGAAGAAAAACATCCGCTCTTCCTTGTTTCGCATCTTGCTCAGAGTGTGGATCGTCAATAATAAATAAATCAGCCCCCCGCCCAGCAAGAGCGCCACCAACACCGATAGCAAAATATTCACCATTAAAATTCGTCCCCCATCTAGATGCCGATTTACTGTCAGCTTGCAGTTCTACTGCTGGAAATATGTCCTTATACGCGTCTGAACCCACCAAATTCCTGACTCTACGACCGAAATTAACCGCAAGATCAGCCGTGTGCGAAGCCATAATAACCTTCTTATGAGGGTATTTACCCAAGAACCACGCGGGCGCGAGGTAAGAAATGAGTTCTGATTTGCCATGGCGTGGAGCAATATTGACAACAACGCGCTTCTTAGTTCCTGCAGCGATCTCTTCAAAGATGTGAGCAAGCCTTTCATGGTGCTTTCCTACCTTATAGTCTGGATATACATGTAAAACGAAGTCTAGGAAGCTATCTTTACCATCTTCTTGGATAGCTTGGCTCTGATAGTTACGAATTAGCTCTAAAGTACGCCGTTTTTTGTCTGGCGGCATAGATGGAACCGCTTTTATGAGCTCATCTATGTCTTTTTTTGTTAATTTCCGCTGTTTTGTCATGTTTTAGGCGTGACATCCTTAGCTTCTACGTCAATTGCCTTGTTTTTTAGGCTAGAAAGCGTAGTTAATAGCTCTTTTTCGACCTCTTCGATGCTTTGGACCTTGACTGTGACCTCAGAACGCTTCTTAAAGGCATCAACTCCATCTACTTCACCTAGAGCTTTTAGTGCGGTCAATCGTGATTTAGCGTCAGAGGCATGTTCTATCTCATGAATTAGCTTATTTACGACATACATCTTAAACTCAGCAAGGTCATCGACCAATGCCACGTTCATCTGAGTGACCATACCTGCTAGGTAGGCTAGTGTTTCGTTGGGGTAATTCTTATATTCTGGACGATGCTTTGGATCACTGACCATTTGCGTGGCAATTTCCTTAGCTTGTTCGATATTTGCCGCGGTTGGAGTAAGTGGAGTTCCGTTGAGTTCAGCAAGTAGGGTAATAGTGCGAGCACGAGCATCTAATTCTTGTTTTGGGGTTAATTCAGGGAAAGCTTCAGTAGCCCCTGCTGGTAGGGGAATGTTCTCCTCAATGTGAGGAATGATTATATTTTCTTCGTTAGCCAACCTAGTCCTCGTTAAACCTAGTTTGGAGGAAGTATACACGTTTTTTTAACCTGCATACATTTTGCAGTTTTTTATATAAGTTTTTGTATATTTTAAGAAACATTTTTTGTGTAATATACGATACAATTGTTGCATTGCAACATAACTTAAGGAGAACACCATGTTTGGATTTGAAGAGCATTACAAGAAAGTTGAAGAACTAGCAGAACAAAGCAAGAAGGCTTATGAGTTCTGGATAGAAACAATGTTGTCAGGTTTTAAAGACTTGTACAAGATTAAGAAGTAAGACTAGGGGCTTCGGCCCCTTTTTCATGCCATCATGCCGCATGATTTTTCTTCTTAGCCCGTTCATCGTGGTGGTGGATGCGGTGGCAATTTGCACATAACACAATACACTTTTTAATTTCTTCGTAGGCTTTGGTGAACTGCCCGTTTTGTAATAGGCTGTGTATAGTAGCTTCTTTTTTACTAGGGTCTTCGTGGTGAAAGTCTAGCGCTGCTGGATGGGCAAACCCACAAGTCGTACATTTAAGTGTGGCTTTAAATGCCCGCCACTCTACTCTAAATAATTTCTTTGTTTCTTTAGTCTTTTTAAGTACCTCTTCCCGATTCTTCTCGTAATGCTTACGACTCTTTAACTTATGGTACGCCTTACGGACTTCAAGATCTTTATACGGCATCGTCTAACTTATACGTTTTGATTGGCTCATGGCTGTTAGCATCTACATTACATGCCCAGACCACGGCTTCTTCAGCCTTTAAGCCCATACGCAAACAAACTTCGGCTGCCATGCTTCCTGAGCCAATAGCCATAAAGGTTCTGACTCTTTCCCACTCTAAGTCATCCCCGCAAGAGAATAGTCCTTCTTTAGTAAGTTTAAGAAAAGAGCTGTCAGACTTAAGTTTTGGTTTAGTTTTGGTCTTTTTGTTTAGGTAGTCTATTACCTTTTCAGCATCACAGTAGTTTCCAGCAACACCAAGATAACCACCTTCTACTGGGAAGA